AGTGATTTTAGTACATCTGTATTGATTTATGTAGACGTATGGCATGAAGAGTCTGGTGATTATAACTGGACTGATTTATATTTTACAGTTAATGGTGTGGACTGGGACTATCACTGGTTTAATTTCACTTTTGAAGAACTTAATAATACAGAAGGTACATGGTCCATGTGGGTAGCATTACTCGTATGGGATGAAGAATTAGAGGATTATGTATTTCAACAACAGTTTGATATACCAATGATAAGAGTGGAGGGCCAATGAAGGCCAAAGATATGATACAACTCACAAGTAAGATGGATACGATACTTTCAGAACTGGATGACCTAAGAACACTTATAATAAGGTCTACAGCAGATGATTATAAAAAATTAAAAGAGGAATTAAATGAGCAATCATAAAAAAGACGCAGCAAACCCTGACGGGAATTTCGCTAACTTCATGATGATGTTAGTAGCAGCACCTGTTGTAATGGCTTGGGTAGGACTATCTATATTTTTAGTAGTTATGGCTTTCAGAGATGATACCATAGTAGCAGATATAGAATCATATAAATCAGTATTATTGATTATAGGTTCACCAGCATTAGTAATTATATATAAGGTATTAGAATTATGGACTGCTCAACAGAACAGTCAAATAGAACAAACCCGCAAGGGTACTTTCCGCAATGGAGAGCACGAACACGAGGAGAAAGAAAAATGAACGACTTTGAAGTAAAGGAACTCGCAATACAACTTGCGGGACTTCATGAAACGGTAGAGGCTTTAGTGGCTCTACAATGCGACACTGATTGTTGCGATAGCGAGGAATAAACATGGTAGATACAGAATTAAAAGGGGAACACTTTAGTAAGAATAACCCTGATATGAAACTCTACTTTGAAAAACCTAGTAAGGCAGAAATAGATGAGATGAGCTTTCACAAGCCCATTACATCTTATAAGAATGTTGAGAAACCAGCAGTGGCTGATGAGAAACCAATCTATATGGATGGTAGCGATGTCATGCCCACACCTAATGCTGATTTCATAGATGACAAGAAGAATTATGCCCCGGGCGGATTCAGAGATAGAAGTACACAGTGAGGTGTAAATATGGCAGAAAACCAAAACAAGAAATATAATATAGATAAAACTCTAACTATGAGAAAGAGTGGGTCTGGAGAGAAAGTCTTTAGTCACGCTGGTGGTAAGACACATGCATTAGAGCATAAAGCTATATCTAAGAAAGAAGCTTTGAAGCAAATAAGAGATGTGACCGAATCGGAGATAGCACGCAGAGAATCTCATGGTCATCACATTGGAAAGAGACAACACTCTAAAACACCATACAGGAGTTAATAATGGCAACAGAAATAGTAGTAAACGATGGCGGTGCGCCAGCACGAATGATATCATTCGAAGCAGCAGAAGCTATCACAGCAGGAGATGCAGTGAGCATCGATGCAAACGGTAAGGCAGTTAAAGCAGACACAGATTTGTTTTCTGGTGAATTAATGTATATGGCAGGACCAGCACTTACAGATGCTGCTGCGGGACAAGAAGTTAGTGTGGTTACTGGAAAAGGAATTATATGTAACGTGAACACTGACGGGACCAACGCAGGAAAGGGACTTAAAATAAGTTCTACAGCTGGACAATTGACAGAATCAACTTATGCAGCAGATGCTTTTAGTACAGTTTGTGCTATTGCTTTAGATGATACACCGGTTTCTGGAACCTTACATAGAGTTCTAATTATAGGTGGTTAAACATGACAGAAGAAGTAACACCAGCATGTAAGGCAGCAAAAACTGCCGTAACAGCAGCAGAAGGAATATTAGCAACAGCGGTAGCAGCAGCGGCAGTAACAGCGGCAGCAATACCACCGTTAGCAGCAGATGAAGCAGCAGCAGCAGTTGCAGCAGGAGCAGAACTAGGACTTAATCCAGCTGCCGATGCATGGTTAGCCGCAGCAACAGCAGCTCTAGCCGCAGCAACAGCAGCAAATGCAAATGCAGACGCAGCAGTAGTAGTTGCGACAGCCGGAGTAGGCGCAGCTAAAACGGCAGAGACCGCAGCCTGTTAGATAAGTAATGGCACCACGTAAGAAAACAGCAGCCAAGAAAAAACAGGCAGCAGCACGTAAGAGAAAAGGTGGCTCTAACGTAGGAAAGTATAAGAAGGGTATAGCATTTGCTGGACCTTCTGGAGGCGCGCCAGCCGGAAGCTTTCCTATCAATACAAGGAAGAGGGCTGAATCAGCTCTTAAGTTAGCCCACAACGCTCCACGCCCTGCTGGTATTAGAGCTGCTGTTTATAGAAAGTATCCTTCTTTGAAACCTAAAAAGAAGACAAAGAAGAAGAAGTAATGGCAATAACTAAAGCAGAAATACTAGAATCGATTGAAGGAGATATAGATTCATGCACTATTAAAATTAGTAGTCTTATGGATACAGGTAGCATTAGTGACCACACTAATTCTCTTCAGATAGCTTCATTAACTAGTCGAATCAGTCTTTTAAACCTTACTAAAACATGGGTTGAAGCTAACCTGTAGGCAAGCTTTATATAGTAGCCATGCGTATTTATTTATGGGCTCTCTCGTTAGGGCCAAGGCTTCATAGGACGGCATACGCCAGTGTCCAAGAGGGGCCCCCAAAATGGAGATATTATGACAAATAATACAACAACGGAAATCGGGACAGGGGATAATTTAACCACTGTACTCGAGAGTGTGGAAGAATCAGGACTCTTAGATAGTCTGATGGATGACCCAGTGCTTTTAGCACTAGCTGCTTTGGTATTAGGTCTAGCTGCTTATATAGCTTATACCGTACCAGCAGTTAAAGCGTTAGTTTTTAAATACTTAAAGAATAACGAAGCTGAAGTAATGGCTCTATTAGATAAAAATCTAACTATAGCCCAGATGAAAGCATACGAGAAGCTGGATGAAGCAGCTCAGAAGCACGTAAAGGACTCTTTAGTTCGAAATGTTTTGCTAACCGCATGGGATGAGAAAGACGATGAATTAGCCACCTTGGTTAAATCTAAAGTCCGAGCATCTCTTGTCGAAGGCAAAGCCCTTTGAACGTAAAGAAATACGAGCAGCGGTTACGTCAGAGAGTCGGAGAAGCTGAATATGGTCGTCATAAAGAGCTTGTCCGTCTTCTGGCGCGCAATCTTGCTCTTGAAGATATTTTGTGGGAAGAAATTCTTGTATGTCTTCGGGATGTTGACGCGAGAACAGAGCTCTTGCGCCAAAGAAATTCAATCGTTCGTGACATACATACGGAATTCCGAGCACTGAATATAGAAGTACCAACGGTAACAGAAAAGAACAGTGAAGATTTTGCTTCATTGATGATGGAGTTAGTAGATGACAGTAGTAGTGAAGAACGAGTCAAAGGCCCTGAAAGCGGCTCTGACCGGTAAAAGCGCTTATGATTCAAGACAGTTAGAGAATATATTCGAAAAGTGTAGACAAGATGGAGATAAAATGCTCCTATTGATTAGAGCTTTTTGTAACTCTTACCTTTTGGATAATAAACAGCGACCACTCATTCTACGTCCTCTTCAGGAAGAAATCATCAAACAATCGCTTATACATCGGGCCGATGGTGAACACCGAAAGGTAGCTATTCTCGCGCCACGAGGAAGTGGAAAGTCATTCGCACTTTCAGTAGCCGTTATTATCTATATGTTTTTTAATAGATTTAGAGACCTTATATTTGTTTTGGCTCCTTCTGAGGACCAAGCTGCTTTGATTTTTAATTATGTCTATCGACACTTTGCTGATAATAAGATGTTAGACAGTTTAGTTAGTAACTATAAGTTTCATAACAAACCTAGTATAACAATGAAAGGAGGTACTGTTATGAGAAGAGCGCCTTTGGCTCCGAGTAATCAAGGACAAGCTATAAGAGGACAACATCCTACATTTTGTATAGTTGATGAGTCTCCCCTTATAGACGATAAACTCTTTATCGATAATGTAGAGCCAGCGATAGTTTCTAACATGGCTCCTTTTATTAATTTAGGAACTCCTAAATCTAAAGACAATCATATGTGGCGTTATCTATATGATGATGCATATGTGGAAACATTCACGCGGCTACACTACACATGGCGCGATGCTATTAAAAAAGGACGAGCTTACGAGCCTCCTTACAGTGAAAAACAAATGTTAGATAAAATGACGGAATGGGGGGAAGACTCCATCTATTGGAGAACTGAATATGAATGCGAGTTTGTAGAAAGTGTATCGAATATATTTAACCCACAAAAAATAAAGGCGTGTTACGATGGATATGACATTACTACTCCCGAAAACTTGGAATCGTTCCGAAAAGGTGATTTACCTATCACTGTTGGTGTTGACATTGGTAAGTCAGTTAATTCTACTGTTATCACTGGTTGGCAACTGGAACAGGGAAAAGAGGCTAACCATGCAAGGCTTATCTACATTGAAGAGATTAATCCTAGAACAGGTGGACACGATATTCCATATCAGCGTCAACGTATCATGGACGTTGCCGTTGGGTTGGGTGCTGATAGGGTTATTATTGATGCTACTGGTATCGGCGGCGCTATTGAACAAGATTTACGGGTGGCGTGCATAAATGCTGGTATGCATTTTATACCGTTCGTTTTTACTGGTGGTCCGAGAGGTAGCAAGACTCAAGCCTATCGAGATTATCAATCGTATATTCAACAGGAAAGAGTAAAGATACCTCACCCTGAAGGGTTGACTGGACTGGCAGCCAAATATGTTAATAAGTGGATAAGAGAACATATAGAGTTACAATATGTTATGGACGCGGCTAACAAAACAGAAAGAATAGCTGCACCAGACGGTAAGCATGATGATTACTGTGATAGCAGTATGATAGGATTGCATGCTACATTAACAATGTTACCAGCCTCTGCTGGAGGTTCTTTTGGTAGCAGTAGTGTTTCATCAAAAAACAACATGAGTTACAAAGCTGGGGGAAGAACTCATGCCCCATTTAAAACCTTGCGGAGACGTAAAACGCGTCTTAATAAGCGAAGTATTGGTAATATATGACGAATAACGGCAAAAGCTTTATATACTATATTGAGGTTAAATATAAATAGCCATGTCGTTGTATGATAATATTAGACGACGGTTTGCCACCACTGGTAGCAACCCCCCGTTTAAAAAAGATGACCCACGCAGTTTTGGGGCAGGTATAATCAAAAGGATTAAACTCCAAAGACAAGGTGGTTACAGAATCAAAGATTATGAATCACATATAGGTAACAACAGAACTTATATGAATGTGTATCTTTCTGACCCCATTGTACGAGGTTTGATAGACCTTCCTTGCTTTTATGCTGTTAAAGATTGTTTTGATATAGTAACTGAGCACGATGACCTTAGAGATGAGATTGAAGAAATGTTCAGAGATATCAATCTTGAACAGACATTATATGCTTGGGTTAGAAATGCGCGTATTTTTGGGACAGGATATATGGAGTGGACTGGAGATAATCTAGTAGTACGCTCATCTCAGAATATGTATGTACAGCGAGATGAACATGGTCAGATTATGTATTACTATCAGGATGTAGGTGCTGATAAAGAAAACGTTAGATTTGAGGCCGATGAGATAATAGAACTGAAGAATAATGAGTTTGATGACTACGCATACGGATTAAGCGATATTCATCCCATTCTCTATTTAGTAGATTTGAAAGATTATGCAGAGCGAGATATAGGCGCTGCTCTTAACAAATATGCTACATCACGCTTTGATATATCGTGCGGTTTACCAGACATGCCCTATGGACCTGATAAAATAAATGAGATAGTTAGTGCTTTCAATGGATTAGAGCCCGGTGAAGATATTATTCACGGTAACGATATAGAGATTAAAGAATTGCAAGGCACACAAAGAGCATTCGAATATGGTAAATATACCGATGACATATTAGACAAAATCCATATGGCGCTTAAGGTTCCGCGCACTATGTGGACTGACCCTGAGAAGGCACGTCCTATTTTTGAGCCGTATGTTAGATATTTACAGACTATGATAGAAGGAGCTCTTAATTCTCAGTTGCTACCCCAATTAGAGAGTGGGGAAGCTAGATTTAAGTTTAGACAAATTAATGTAGAAGATGCGTTCACTAAAGCTAAGACAGATATGATTTACCTGTCCGAAGGCGTATTATCGCCCGGTGAAGTAAGGGAAGAGAGAGGTCTCGACCCTGAAGGAGCAGAAGAGTTAGCAAATCAAGTAGAAGAAATAACTACAGAAGGCAGAGCGGAAGTAAAGCCTACTGAGAGTAGTAAGAACGCAAATGTATCTGGTGGAAAGAACACAGACAAGAAAGAAGAAAGCGCCAGAGCACAGAACAGAGGCAATAAGCCGTCCGCAAACGCAACGGGAGATAGAAAATGACTTACAACAAATGTGTAACAACCGTTAGCAAATCGCTAAAGAAACGTGGCTATGAAGACCACGATGAGAAAGCTCAGGGTATGTGTAATATCTGGGCGGAGGAAAATGGCGTCGAGCGGGAATTTGGAAGAACAACCCCAACGGAACCAGTGCGAAGGTCGTTTGCAATAACAGTTGCAGAAGATTCAGATTTTACACTTAAAGAAAGCGATGGGATTTCTACCGTAGAATTTCCTGTAATCGCTATTACGTCCGGTCCTCATGAATATGAGGCAGATGGGCAATCACAAAAAGTTTATATTGAGGGAAGTATGTTGAAGGACAGTCTAGAGTTATTCAATGAACTCCCCATTTATATAGACCATCAACGAACAACCGAGGATTTAATCGGCATGGCTACTGACCCTCAGTTGGTTGAGATGGACAATGGAAAGACAGCAGTGAAAATGTTAGCTACTATTCATAATAACAATGGTAGAGGACAAGAAGCAATGGATAAAGTGAAAGAAGGGGACATGACCCACGTAAGCATCGATTGGTTTTCCAACGATGTTGACGTCATGGGCGATACATTCGCTACCAAGTTACGTCCCACGGAGGTAAGTTTTATCGATAATAAATCGATGGACCCCGTCTGTAAGGAATGTACAATTGAAAAGGAATGTGAATTACATGTATCCAAAGACTCTCACGACTGCGGTTGTGATGGGGAACATGGAGCATGTCAATGTGAAGACGGGAAGACAGAGGTAACTATGACAGAAGAAAAAAATGTAGAAACTAATGTCAAATCCGATGCAGAGAACATTGTCGAGCGCGAGTTCGCTTCACTGCGTGTAAAGCTAGAAGAGGCAGAAGCTTCCAAAAAGGAAATCGAAAATCAGTACAAGGATGCACTCAAACAACTTGAGACATTCCAAGCTGCTGAAGAAGAGAGACTTGAAAAAGAAGCAGAGGCCCGAAAGCTAGAAGCAGTTGAAACGATTATATCTAAGGAAATTTTATTTGGGACAACCCAAGAAGATTCTAAAGATGCTCGAGTCGCGGAACTCTCCGCATGGGACGAGATGAAGCTGACTGGATTCAGCGAGGCACTGGCCTTAGTACCAGAGCCACAAGCAGATGTCGAACGTTCATTTGGAAAAGGAAAAGCTAACGAAGGTGAAGCAATTCCTGAGACCGAAAGAAAGTTTGCCGTCAAGATGGTCAATGGTAGAATTACCCTTGACAAAGATGTCCTAAAGGGCATTAAGGAGAACTAAAAATGGCAACAGAAATTTTAGTAAATGATGGTGGTGCACCAGCAAGGATTATTCCTTTCACAGCTGGTAGCGCAATAACCGCAGGATACGCCCTTCAGATGGGTGCAGATGCAGAAGTAGACACAATAACAGGAGCAGATAATGTTATGCCTGTTGGAGTCGCTTTTACTGACGCAACATCTGGAAACGTAGCCAGCGTAATCACTGGTAAAGGTATAATCTTGAACATGTATTGTTCAGGAACCATAGGACGAGGAGACAATGTAGCTACATTAGCTGACGGTAACCTTGGACAAGCAAGCGCATCAAGCGTAGCTGTTGGTACTTATATCGACCCAAGTGGTGCGCACTCAGGCGCAGCGACCTTACAAAAGGTCCTGTGGGGTTAAATACTTAGGAGAAGATTAACATGGTTGATGCAACACCCGGTATACTAACAACCCTGAACACTGGGTCCGTTAATGGCGGACTTGGTGAGCGAGTACTTATTGACTACAAAGATGCAATAATGGATTACAAGGTCACAGACCTTGCTGTTATGCAATTCTTTGCAGAACCAATGACTACCGACACAGGGGGTAATATTGATATTACTTTGAACAGACCTAGCATGAAGCTAGAACAAATAGACGAGGGCACGACCCCGCAATACCAACACACAAAGCTACGCTCTGAGCGTATCGCTGTGAAAGAATGGGGACTTGCGGTTGGAGTAACTCGCAGAATGATTGAAGATTCACGTTTCAACGAAGTTGAGATGGCTTTGAATGAGGCTCGCAGAGCTGTAGACCGTCATATGACCGACAACATAGTTAAGGTTATTTTCGGTGGCAACGCTGCTGACTCTACGTTCGGAACTGTCGCAATTGACGAGACAACCTCTGAAGCAACAATCACCACGTTTTCATCTAATCCATACTCTGGATTTTATGGAACTGGAATGGTCGCCGCTGATATTGACAGTGGAAGTTCACGAATTAACTCTTACGGTAACGAAAGTGACGCAAGATTAATTTTGAATTCCTATGTACGAGCAGCTGGTGGCTCTGCCGGAGACCTCGCTCTATCAGACGTAACTACAGGAATTGACAGGGTAGCAACCCGCGGATACACAGCAAGTCACTTGTTTATATCCCCAGCTCACTACAAGTCCCTATTAGACTTGGGTGACTTCGTCACTGCTTTCACAGCAGGACAGGGAGAAGCAGGTGCAGCACAGAATCCAACAACCGCTGCTATGATGCCCGGTTCACCAGTCGCAACGACTGCACGAACTGGAATCGTAGGAAGCATTTACGGATTAACTGTAGTTGTAAACGCTTGGGTTCCATCCACTCGATTCGCAGTATTCGATTTGGGTACTAAACCTATGGTTTATGTCGAGAGGAGACCACTGACTGTTGAAGAGGCAAACCCCGGTTTCGGGATTGTCGGTTCATACATGTCAATGAGATACGGTTTGAAGGTTATACGCCCTGAAGTGGGTCTTATCTTCATCAACGGTGCCTCAGGTTAATCTTTATTAAGAGTTTGGACTTTAATTAAGATACGGGCTCGGAGGGAGCCCTAATCCTTCCAACATAT